GTTGTTTTCCATTCTTTTTAAAGACTATTGCTGGAGCGCTATTTGCAGGCTGATTAGTTTCACACTGTTCTATAGCCCTCCAGATTTGTAGTCTTTCTACATTTTTACATTCAAAGCTGAATGCGCAGCGTTCTTTAGCTGCTGGTGACCTTACAATATCTTCTCCAGTCATACCCATCGTTTGACCTTTGATATCATCATGCTCCAGGCTATCACAATAAACCTCTCTTAACAAATCACGTACGTAGTTTTGAAGTCTACGTCCTTTTGCTTTACTACTCTTTGCATTTCTCGCCAAATCCAAACTCCTTTCTTAATCTCTCCAATGCCGGTGCTATTCTTTTCATAGGATCCGGCAGTTCTTGTCCACATTCCTTGCAGACATTTAGAATGGCGCCTCATTGTCGTCCTGCTTTAGACATAGTACCATTACCTCCTTACCATACTGCGTCTCCCTGAAAAACTCTCCATCATAGATCTTACCACCAATATCAACAGTACCTTTAAACATAGGTTCATTGTCCATATCCTTATCGTATGCCGAGTTCTTCAGGAAGCGTGACTGGGTGATCATTAAGTTGTGCCCATTTCTTGAGACTCTTCGAGCCTACTTCCCTTCGTGCGCACTTTTTGCATATCACCATTAGGTTGTACCCTGTAAGATGTACTGCGTCCCCTACCCAAAGATAGGTCTCCGCTTTCACGCTGTATTTTTTGCTGCACATCCTGCAATGATGCATCAGTTTTTTCCCTAGATAAAATACCATCTTCTTCCTCTATCATGCCCCATAAGAGCATTAAGTATACCATGCAGTCCGTAATTCGACCTGTTACGTCCTCTCTTTGTGACTTATGTCCCTTTACATATGCAGCAATACCATCAATGTGCTTAAGCATATAGGTCATAAGTACCTTCTTTCTATCTTCTTCTAATAGATTAGCTACCCTATTAAAGTTGGCGAATACATCTTTCTCGTCATGAGCGTATTCTTTTTGTCCCGCATCTCTCACCAGTGTCACCTCCTTTATGATAGCATCCATTAGGTTATGCATTTGCTTGTGTGTCATCTTTTACAATCCTTACGTTGTCTAGCGATAGTCTTACCACCAGGTTTTCTCTCTCCCTATTAGCCTCACATCTAAGATCTAACATTTCTATCATGCCAGTGGTCTTTGATTTACGAGGTATTAAGGATAGTATCTTATTTGCGTTATAAGCTGTTCTAAATGAGCCTTTAGAGGAGAAGATGTTCATACCTTCTCTCATAGCAGACTTATTTATCTCACTTACTGCAAATACGATTAAGTTATGCTTTACTGCTAACTCCATCATAGCTTGTGATGCTTCTTCTACTTTCATATTAGGATCTTTTATATTACTTTGAAAGAGTCCCATATGATCTATCACTACTAATCTAGGCTTAACAGGAAGCGTTAGAATGGTCTTTTCTAGATCTCTAGCTGATATAGCTGAGTAGTTTACCATCAGCCATTGAAACTTGTCGTCCTGACCATTTTGGAAGGATTTATAGTGTTCTACTAACTGCTCTTCACTCCATCCATTCTCTATTTGCACAAATCTACTCCATATTTGTCGTGGAGACATCTCCATTTCAAGGAAGTAAGTTGGCACTTTAAAAGCACACATCCAATTCTGTAAGAGCATTGTCTTCATAGATTTGGGTGGAGCTTGTAGTATCACAACCTCACCGGGATAAACCGGGAAGTCACCTCCGTATAACTTACCTATATTTATAGGAGTTACGTCAGATTTGTAGAATTCTATAAGGTTATTTTCCATCTCAGAGGCATCCATCACACTCTGACTTTGTTTATTCCTATATAATCTACATGTATTCTTGCAGTATTCATCCATTACAGGGTCACTACAGCCAAACTTATTCCCCTGGCCGTTGTGTGCTTCATATGCACTCTTTACAATAGATCCCATCTCTTTCTCTGTAAAGGAGCTATCTTCACGATGAACTTGTAATCTCCATCTCTCCATAATGGCTCTTACTACGCCTTCAGGGTATAACCATCTAAGCCATGCAGATATCCTAAGAGCTACAGCATGTCTTTTACCCATTGGAATTGATTCTAACATACCACTAATACAAGGGTATAAAGATGGATCAGGAGATCTACCTTGTGATACATTTGTATATTTAGTCTGTTGTTTAACTTCCTCTTCGCTAATAAGGACATTAAAGACTGGGTGTGATTCTAGCATAACTTCACTAAGTTCTTTTGGTTGCTTGGCATAGGCTATAATTTCATTTATAGGCTTCTCAAGCATTCCATTCCTTAGTTCTACTTTATAACATCCAGACTTAGTATTCCTAGTATTAGGAACACGTATTAGTCTAAGTTTATCAGTCACAGAAGGGTCAGCATATTCAAATATGCCATGTTTTGTGAGTATTTCTTTTACCTTCATATGCAGGTTTTTATGTGGCCTGTATGTAAAGGATGAGCTAGGTATATGGAAATGAAATCCAGTACCACTAAAGAATGCCCTAAAGGGTACATCAAGATCATTTAAACATATCTTGAGTCCTATAGCCTTCTTTTGAGCATCATCTGGATTGCCCCCATCGACATCCAGTATAAACTCTTCAGGTATGTATATCTTTCCATCATAACCAGCTAACTTCTTATTTTTGGCAAAGTAGTCTTTTACATCATCATCATACTCATATAATGACATAAAGGTATCACTATGAAGATTCATCCACTTTGTTATATTGGTTGCGTCTTCAAAATAATGCCTACGAGCTAAGCCAAATGCAAACTCTTTAACCATCTATTCTCCTTTTACATCTTTAAAGGTGTCAACATGTTCTTCATTTAGATCCTTTAAGAAGTAGATGATATTTCCTATAAGTTTAAAGAACTTATACCCATGTCTCATCATGCCTATAGCAGGTGGTTCAGCCCAGTTAGAAGTAATATCTACTGAGCCTAACATCTTAGTGTAACCTGCTTTGCGAGCTAGTTCTTCACATTCAAGAGATATCTTGGTAATTAATCCACCACTTCTTGCTTTAGGCTCTACATACATGTCTACTATATAGCACCATTCCTTTTCGAACTTGTATGTAAGAAAGTAATCTTTACCCTCTATAATACCCCTATCTTCTTTTTCTTTAACATACTTACCGTATAATGACTTACCCATCTCGTCTCTCCCGTTTATATTCAAAGCCGAAAGGATAAGGAGTTCTACGTTTATTACGCAATATCCTTGCCCTTTCAAGCTTCTTTCTAGCAGATGCTTCCCATTTAGACATATTCTTCTTCTTAAGTTTCTTCATCTAAGGGGGTATCTCTTATCTCTGACGGGCCATTAACTTCTAAAACAAGTCTAAGAGCTTGCAGCCATCCCCGCAAGTTCTCTTCCTGTCTTGTTGCCCATGCACTTTCTGTTTGCTTTAACAGTCTCTTACATTGATTTTCACTTAACATTAGATAAAGTCCATCAAGGCTTTAACTAACTCAGGTAATGCAACTTTCGGTAGAAATATAGCATTATGCTTATCATCACCTGTAAGAGAGATGCCATTAGCAGTAGTGTTAATTGTAAAGCATTTACTGGCATCTTTAGTATCCTTACTAGGAACCCAAAGAACTGCTTCTTCTTTATTACTCTTTTTCTTCTCATAAACTTCTGCTACTGGTATGTCTGAAGGATCAGCCAATCCCAGTTCCTCAAGTATATTATTTGTTACACGTCTTTGCTCTGCTTTATTAGACTTGACGCCATCGTTACACATATGTAATAAGTTATTGTTTTCAAATAACTTATACTTACTATTTACTATTTTCCAGTGCAGATTGTCTGTTCCACACCCTCTATTACATTGTATCATGTTCTCTCCTACATTTTCATTAAATACATAAGTACCACCATGATAATCTTGTCTAAGATCCATAGTGCTATTAAAAGTGTTAGTTTTCTCTCGCTAGTCACAACATAGGGGGCCCGCTAGTTGGACCCCCTGCATGTTAGGAGATCGTCCTAGAAAGGAAGAGCTGGTTCTGCAGTTTCCGCAGTACCATTTGTTGTTGGTGCTGTCACACCATTCTCTTTGTTTAATACATAGTCAGTGAAGTACTTTTCAGCACGTCCCTGCCAGTATTCTACATCCCCTTTATTGAACTCTTCTATGATATTCTTAAACTCAGTTGGTGCACATTGCTTTAAAGCACGTGTGTATTCACCATCTTTGTGAAAGAATACATTGAGTGTCTTACCTGCTAAGTGTGAGGTATCGTCATCAATCTTGACAACAACATTGCCGTCAGGACCTTCTAGACCATCAGTAATACCTGCATTAGCGAAACGAAAAACTTGCCCAATAGCAAATTCTTCGCCATCTTTTCCTACCTTCTCGTAAACTCTCATGGTAAAGTTCTCAGGATAGTCGTTAAACCATACATCTAAGAATTTCTTACCTTCCCAGTCTCCGTATTTGGCATTAGATATGGTGAGTTGATGCCAGCCAGTTGAATAGTTAGATCCACTCCCCTTTCTTACTGTTAGTGTTCTCATTTAGAACCTCCATTTACTAGTGTTTGCAAACTGTAAGTCTTACCAGATCCAGGAGAACCAATAACTAGGATTTTAGCCCCATCAAAGCCTTTCTCTTTAGCTGCTGCTATAACTTTAGCATAGTTTTGATCCATTTCTGCATCTAATAAGCCCGTTCTATCCTTAGCATGATCATATTTCTCACTACGACCAGTAATCCATAGATAACTTCTATCTTTACCAGCATTAGCTGAGTGAATAACTGTTTTAGTGTAGAAAACAAAATCAAACCATTTACTAATATCATCCTTGCTACTACCATCTATATAAGGTATTATCTTATTTCCATCATCCATTGTCTGGACTTTAGAATGGCAGTTACATATAACGATACCAGGTATTCTACTAAGAAATTCTAAGGCTCCGTCAAGCTTATTTTTAAGCTGTCCCCAACCTTGCAACTTCATTTTGCCATCTTTATCAGATAGCTGTCTCATATACTTCTTTGATAATTCCGAAAATGTATCCAAGACAAGTGCATCCACTGTAGTACCATTACGTGGCAATACAACAGTGCGTTTTTCATCTATTTCTAGACTTCCAACTTTTATCTTTTCAGAGACAGTTTCCTGTTTATACAACTTGCCTATGGTATCTTGAAACTGATCCCATGTGCCTGGTTGTAGAACGGGAAAACCGAACTTTTTATGGATATATTCTCTTGATCCGAGAGTTTGAGAACCATGTTCTAGGTCGAACATTAGTGTTTTCATGCGCATTTCTCTCCTTTTTAGTGCGTGGTAAATATACCACATTTATTACTGCTTTTGCAAGTAATTTTTATGAGCCCTCTCTGGTAATCT